ATTTACCACATCCATACGACTGGAAGATGCTTTCGAAGAACATACGGAAATACGGACTATACCATTCTTACAGACTTGCGATTGCCCCGACCGGATCTATTTCGTATGTGCAGTCGGCTACTGCGTCGGTCATGCCGATTATGGAGCGCATAGAGGAAAGGACATATGGCAACTCCAAGACGTACTATCCGATGCCAGGGCTTAGCGCGAAGAACTGGTTCTACTATAAGGAAGCGTACGACATGGATATGTTTAAAGTCGTCGACATGATCGCGACAATTCAGCAGCACGTCGATCAAGGTATCTCATTTACGTTGTTCCTGAAGGATACGATGACGACGCGCGACCTGAACCGAATTGACCTATACGCGCATCACAAGGGGATTAAAACGTTGTATTATGCGAGGACAAAGGACACGGGGCAGGAAGGCTGTTTGTCATGCGTGGTTTAAACAAAGAGGAGGACGGTCGAATGGATACGGCCGAGTTCTTAGAGCGGTACTTAGGCGTTAAATTTACCGAATGGCAAAAAGAATATATCCGGAGGATGAAAAAGGAGGACGAATAATTGACGCAATATACAGCGGCCAACTGGTCGCAACACGAAGACGGATTCACGCAGATGTTTTACGAACAGAACGTTAAGCAGTTTTGGCTTCCGGAAGAGATTTCGCTAAACGGCGACCTTCTAACGTGGAAGTATCTCGGAGCCAACGAACAGGATACGTATATGAAAGTGCTCGCGGGTCTAACGCTGCTCGACACGGAGCAAGGGAACACGGGAATGCCACTAATCGCCGCCCAGGTATCCGGCCACCAACGCAAAGCGGTGCTGAATTTCATGGCGATGATGGAAAACGCGGTCCATGCGAAATCCTACTCGAACATCTTTATGACGCTTGCGCCAACGGAGAAAATAACGGAACTGTTCGAATGGGTGAAGACGAATCGATACTTGCAGCGGAAAGCCGAAATCATTGGCGGACTGTATAACGCGATTGAGGCTGGCGATGATATTTCGTTATACAAGGCGATGGTTGCATCGGTTTATCTCGAAAGCTTCCTTTTCTACAGCGGCTTTTATTATCCGTTATATTTCTACGGTCAAGGAAAGCTGATGAACAGCGGCGAGATAATTAATCTCATTATCCGCGACGAGGCGATCCACGGCGTCTATGTCGGACTACTCGCGCAGGAAATTTACAACCGCCAGTCACCGGATGTTCAGATCGAATTGCGCGACTTTGCCATCGAATTACTTGCGGAACTCTACGAGAATGAGGCCGCGTACACCGAGGACCTATACGATCCGGTCGGACTGACTCACGACGTTAAAAAGTTCGTTCGATACAACGGAAATAAGGCGCTGGCTAACCTCGGATTCGATCCGTATTTCGAAGAGGAAACGGTAAATCCGATCGTGCTGAACGGGCTGAGTACGAAGACGAAATCGATTGACTTCTTCAGTCAAAAGGGTAACGGATACAAAAAAGCTACGGTCGAGGCGCTGCAAGATGACGATTTCTATTTCGGCTAATTTGCCATTACGAAAGTATATACGCAGTTATTAACGAGGAGAGAATCGGATGAGCTATTTATTGAGCGTCTTGGTTTCGATCGGGCTGTTCTTATGGATTAACGAATACAGCCCGACGGATTCCGAGAAGGTTTTCGTCGCTATGATTGCAGTCACATCGATGTTTTGCGGACTACTGATACGGAAGGGAGAATCGAAATGAACGTAAATATCAAACGCCTATCACCCGATGCACAAATTCCGCAATATGCTCACGCTTCAGACGCCTGCTTCGACCTGGTTGCGGCAGAAGACGTCGTTATCGAGCCGGGAGAAACCGCGCTAATCAAAACGGGGCTAGCGTTCGAGATTCCGGAAGGCTACGAAATGCAGATCCGGCCACGCTCCGGCATTACGCTGAAGACGAAATTGCGCGTTCAGCTCGGTACAGTTGACGCGGGATATCGGGGAGAAGTCGGAGTGATTGTCGATAATATCGCCGAGAGAATAACACCGTTCAATTCGCTAAAGTACGAACATATTGACGGAACTACTACAGAAACAGAAAAGCATGCACGGTACTGTAGTCGGTATGGTGATTACGTCGAACAAGATGAAGTTGCGTATCAGACGTACATCATCCGCAAAGGAGATCGCATCGCCCAGGCCGTAATTAAACCGGTCGAGCAGGCGGCTTTTACGGAAGTGGCCGAGTTGGGCGATAGCGATCGGGGTGCGGGTGGCTTCGGGAGTAGTGGGGTGAGTCGTGCACATGGATAAAAATAACTATAAACCGGCAGTTCCTCGATGGGTTGGCGATATTCTTCTAAAACAGAAAAACCAAGATCCATTCGCTACGCACGGAGAAACGAAAAGGTGGGACGAGTGGAAGCGTAGATATTCAAGAAAATTAAAGTACGCAAGATTAAACGGATGGACGATCGAAGAAGAGTAACGATTTTTAAGGAGGAGCGGATATAATGGCGGAAACCAAAATGAACGTACAGCTAATCGCACATACGCAAACGAGTTGGAAATTTGATTACGATAATCTATCCAGCGATGTTATCTATACAAACGGCCAAGCGGTCGCCCTAACCGCAATCAGAACGTGTTATTCACCGAACAAACCGTCTGAAATTGTCGCAAAGGAAGGCGCCAAGTATTTCGGCTCCAAAGCGTCAGATGGCGGCGCAGGCACGGACGCCGACCGCCTATTCCGAATGATCGTCCGGTCCGGCCACACGTCGACGCTTGAGCATATATCGTTCACCTTTGCGATTGAAGGCGTCAGCCGGGCGTTGTTGGCGCAACTTACACGCCACAGAGTCGGCTTTAGCTTCAGCGTACAGTCACAGCGTTACGTACGGATGGGAAGCGATGATAAGATCGGCGGGTTCGATTACGTGGTACCGGATAAAGTTACAAGCGATAAAATAGCGTTTGAGTGTGATGACTACGGTTTCGATTTATCTGCGGATTATATATTTGAGGACGCGATGGAGTTCGCTCAAAGAGCGTATGATAGGCTTCGTAAATCCGGAGTGCCCGCAGAAGATGCCCGCGCCGTCCTACCGCAAGCAGCCGCAACTAATCTCGTAATGACTGCTAATCTACGATCTCTTCTCGAATTCTACTCGAAACGGAAACCGGGCAAGGGTGCGCAAAAGGAGATCGCTGACCTAGCGGAAGCTCTACGCCAGGAAGTCGTTAATGTAGAGCCGTGGACCGCGCAATTCTTCGAGGAGGTGTAAGCATCGGTATCCTAACGAATTTCACGCTAACCGCGCAGCTATTTTCCGGTCATTGTCCGGCAGAGCAGCCGCCAGAACCGCCAAGAATAACGCCAGAGGAAGCCGCCTTGCAATCGGCCGAATCGCACAACGGCGAATTAACGAAAGAGTTAACGAAAAAGGACGCGAAGATACAGGCGCTTGAGGACGAAATCAAGGCGCTGAAGAAAACGAAGAAGACGACCGCCACTAAAACGTCAGCATGGCGGACTTTCACCGCGACAGCTTACACCGCATTCTGCTCGGAAGGCTGCACCGGCATCACCAAGACGGGAGTCGACGTCAGCCATTCGATCTATTACGAAGGAGCGCGCGTCATAGCGGTCGATCCGTCTGTGATTGCGCTTGGCTCTACGGTTGAAGTCCGGCTCGCTGACGGTTCGAGCTTTCGGGCGAAGGCGATCGATACTGGCGGTGCGATTAAAGGCGCACGGCTCGATCTATTGGTCGCGAATGAAGCCGATGCAGTACAGTTCGGTCGGCAGTCGGTAGAATTGCGGGTTATTAAATAACGGGAGGGCGAATAAATGACGAAAACTAACGAAAAAATCCACGTATTGACTGACGAATCACTTGGCGGAATCAAACGCGAATATGTAGAGGTCGACAGGAAGGCGGAGGTTGGCGAGAAGATCGTTATTGTCGATGTGATCCTATCCTTCGGGACATACCACAATGGCGACGTTTTTGATGTGGCAACAAAACGATCGGCGAGCGTTAGAACAGCCTGCGGAAAGTGCATCTATGATGAAGAATACCGCGTAATCGAACCGACCAACATCGTCCACATTGGCGGAGATCGCTACGAAATGGTCGACCGTCCGCCTGAAATAGGCGGAAAAGTATTGCGTCCATCAGATGGTTTCGTCGCCGAAGTAGTCGATTTTGATATTCACTACGTGTACGTGCCGGGTGCTGGGGTCTACGCTGACGATCTACTTACCCTCGTCCCGGTCGAATCCTCCGAAGAAGAACCGCAACCATCCGACCCGATCGACGTTATCGCTAACCTGGCGACGCGTGTTGCGGAATTGGAACGCGAGAATAAGAAGCTCAACGCATACCTGTCCTATTATATGAAAATTAGAACCGCAAATACTCGACGTTATTTGACGCTGCAAAACGAAATCGACACGCTGCACAAAGACAACCGAAGACACGGCGAAGAATTGGAGGCGCTGAAATATGCCGCAAAGGAAACGGACGGGAAGGTGGCGCACTTGGAAGCCGACTCAGATATGCGCCTGTTCACTGCCGAAGAGGTTGCCGCACTTCTTAACGCAATGAGGGAACGCCAATGAAGATCGCCCTCACCGCACCACTTCGCGCAGGCAAGTCGCTGGCCGCGTCTTACATTTCGCTCCACTACGATTTTCAGCCGTTCGCATTTGGCGACGAACTGAAGGACGCATTTCACCGCGCATTCCCTCACGTTCCGAGAAATCCGAAGCCGCGCGCTCATTATCAAGAGTTCGGACAGTGGGCGCGGAAACAATTCGGAGAGGACGTATGGATCGACGCTCTCATGCCGAAAGTAGCCGCCTATCTCGAACGCCATCCTTGCGACTGCGGCAATACTGCACTCAAGAATCGTGTGATTATCGATGATTGTCGGCAGCCAAACGAATACAGGCGGCTGAAGGACGAAGGATTCGTATTTGTCCGCATAACAGCACCGGCCGAGCTCCGGATTGAGCGCGCCAAAAAAGCCGGCGATCAATTCGATCTTGCCGACTTGGAGCATCCGACCGAGCTTGCCGTTGATCAATTCGAAGTTGATTACGAAATTGATAACGCAGGAATGCCGGAAGAGTTGTACGAGAAGCTGGACGCGATTATGGCGGAACTACTCGTCTAGCTGAAACGCGTATGTGCCTTTCGGATAGGCCAGGTACGGCTGTTTGGACGCTTCACCGTCGCCGATCAAGTAGTAGCGCTGCGGAAGCTTATCGACGTCAATGCCGACTCTACGTAAAAACGGCCAAGCCGACACATTGCCGCGCTTATCGAATTTGAACGGTACGACATCGGGCTGTTTCACGAGTTCGGGCTTGCCGACAACAATCCGCTTTTCAGCCGCATCATATGCGACGGATAAATAAAACGGTGCGTCTTTCGGCAATCCGACCATGCGGCGCGCGCCGGCCGAGATAAACAAACGTCGTTGCTTTTCGATTGTTATATACGCTTTGGTGTTGCGCTCAAAGTCGTTAGATATCCACATAAGAGCCATATCGAATCTCCTTACGAAAGTATTTACGTTCAGTATAGCCGGATTAGTTACCGATAGTCAACAGAGTTGTGCGGGTTGTTAACGAAGTTATTAACGAAAGGAGTGGCGAGATTGCGAGAGACAGTTACCGATAAGATTAATCGCATATTAGAGATCGACGACTCATACAAGGCTCCTCAGAGACTTATGGGGGTGCTGTTCGATCGAGAACGTCGTGAGGACGTGTTCAGACAATTTGTTGATGATCCGGAACTTTGTAAAACAGAAGAGGACATATTCCATATGTATTTCCAAGAGGAACACGCTGATAGAAAAGATAAGAAGCAGGATTTCACACCCGGAAGCGTAGGCGACCTCTTGACGGGTTTAGTAGACGACGGTGACCTCTCGCGAATATCCTACGATGGGTGCGCTGGTACAGGAGGATTGATTATATCTAAGTGGCACGCTGACCGCATCAAACACTCTCCGTTCGACTTTAAGCCTTCATGGTATTTCTATCATTGCGAAGAGATGAGCGACCGCGCAATACCGTTTTTATTATTTAACTTATTATTCCGAGGTATGAACGCAGTAGTCGTACATTGCGACGTTCTGACGAGGAAAAGCAAAGGTGCCTTCTTCATTCAAAACGATCGGGATGATAATATGCGCTTTTCGTCGCTCAATGTTCTTCCTTACACCGATTTAGCTGCGAGCGAGCTAAACGTGGTTTGGGACGACGATCTCATTCCTTATGACGACCTTATCGAGTCGGAAGAGATTCCGGATCATGTGTTTAACCCCTCGGAGTTCGGAACGATAAGCCCCGAGACTAAGTTTCTGCACTTACTTTGCGGTATAGATGCGGAGGTGTATTGATGGGATCAGTAAAAATCGATCTACACCGAAAGGATCGCGAATTTGAAGCGGCTTATGCGTTAGACAATGCGGAGGGCGTCAAAACGTTGCTCTCCGATTATACGAAGTTCGTCAGCCGCAAACGACTCGGAGAATACGAAGCTGCCGAAGTGCTGCTCGATCTGCACAACGCGATTGAGCTTGCGGATCTGACCGACAGGCAGCGTGAGGCCGTCCGGCTTGTGTATTTCGAAGACCTGACGCAAGTCGAGGCGGGGAAACGGATGGGGATAGCGAAGCAAAACGTCGAAGCATATATCTCAAATGCGGCCAGAAAAATAGCGGATATTTACTACTATTGGGCGGGACATAACGAAGGGTACACGATGGGAGGACGAATTAATGGATAAAGCGCTACTGTACGAAATGATTACCGAATTACAGCAGCGAACAAAGACTGGAGAATTGGATCGTAATGACCGTATTAAGGAAATTAACGCACTTGTGGAAGCATACCACGATTCAGTCGGTAAATCTCCGGACTCCACGGCACTTGAACGTATGGCGAATCTTATTATCTACGAAGAGCTAACGAATCCCCATCCGGATAAAATGACCCGGGAAGAGTACCCGATCATGAGTGAAACACAGCGAGAGGAGCGTATTAAGTCTGAAGCTTCCGAAAAACTTGCCGAAGAGTACGGGGCAGATGGTCGAAATTATAAAGTTCCGACGCGAAGAAAACGCTCTTCATACGAGGAAAAGTTCGTTGATAGGGCGGCTAGGGCGCGAAATAAAGAGCGAAAGAACCGCTATAACGATTTCGTAAAGGGAAAATCTCCGGGACAGTTCACGGTCAATATCAAAACCGGCGAAAAAATAATTCACTAAACCGTATACTTTTACCCGTTTAGCTGTCTATACGTTATGAGGGCGCCCAATTCGCGTTCTTTTATTTTGCGAAATGCGAAAAAGGAGACGATATTTTGAAGAGACTACGAGTAGTAAACGCAGAAACAGGCGAGGATCTATCGACAGACTATACGCTCAGACACCGGAACCAGGACGAAGCCTTCCGGGAGAAACAAAAGCAGACGACGGACAGGCGCGACTTTTCCAACGCCAATATGCCAAATATTCACGAAGTCTATGACGCTCTCACAACGGCACAATGCGGCTATCTGATGCTGCTCCAATGCTACGTTGACTACAACGGTGTTCTCGTTAAATCCAGCCGTAATAAAACTCCGATGACTACAACGGATATGATGGCCGTTCTACAGCTCGTGAAAAAGCCGCGAACATTCTACGATTTCTTAAGCGCCTGTACTGCGCACGATATTATCCGGGAAGAAGACGGCATATACTCGGTGAACGAGCGTTATCATTTCAAAGGTAACTTCGGCAGCCAATACGTCGTTAAGCTCTATACCGCGAAAATTAAGAAGGTGTACAGCGAAGTGAAGGCGACGGACATCGGCCTGATCTACCGGATGCTGCCGTTTGTCCATTACGAAACTAACGCTCTTTGCGAAAATCCATTCGAAAAGAATCCGAAGCATATCCGATGGTTCAATAAGAAAGAGCTTGCGGCGGCGA